CTTTTGCTGCTGAAAATTTAACTGTTGGAAGAAACAGTCACAAGATACAAGGAGCAGAATCAGATTTAACAGTATCAACAGATGGAGCTGGATTTGCGTTGGTGTACAATGACAGTGACAATGGTTGGAGATTGAAGTATAACGATTAATTATGGCTAACTTACAAGATATTACAAACAGAAGTGAAGTAGGAACAATTAAACCATGGCCAAAAGCTACGGCCCCAAACGGATATGTTCTTTGTGACGGCTCAGCTATTTCGAGAACTGATTTTGCAGATTTATTTGCAGTAATTGGTACGACTTATGGTGTTGGTAATGGATCGACTACTTTTAATGTTCCTGATCTTCAAGGCAAATTTCCACAAGGTAAAAGCGGGACTACATCTTTAGCAGGCACTGGTGGAGCTAATACAGTTACAGTGGCTGTAACTAACAATCAAGCTGTTTCAAGCACAAGCACTCAATCAGTTACTATTACTGGCAGTATATCAAATACAAGTTTAACAACAGCTCAACTAGCTGATCATGGTTCAAGTCATGGTTTTGGTAGACAAGGTGGTGGTAACCCACTACCAACTCCTGCTGGTGGTAGATTTGATCTTATTCCGCTTGGAAACGCTGCACAGCAAAGTTATCCAAGTAACTTCCCTTTTCCTGCTGGAACTGCGATGTCGACTGGTGGTGGATCAGGCACGGGTCATAACCATTCACATACATTATCTGGTACATTAACAGGCAACGTAACCTCTACTTTAACAGGTGCCGTTACAGCTGCTGGGACTAATGCATTCTCACCATTTGTAATTGTAAATTATATTATTAAACATTAAGGAGTATTATGGCTACTGAGTTAATTATATCTTACGGAGACAAAATTATAATAGATCAGTCAAGCTCTCTTTTTGAGATAAAGTGGGCTGATAAAGGCAATGCTTTTCCAGATATTGGAAATGATATTCATTATGTTATTTATAATACACTTACTGGTACCAATGAAGTACAAAGAAAAGATCCTTCAACAAACATGATGACAGGTAATACATCCTTAGAATCAGCATCAAGTGTAGTTGGAAACTCAATCAAAGTTTCTGATTTGTTAACTTGGGCAGAAACAAGAAAAGGGCAAATAAATTCTGCTATAATAGATTATGGTAATTATTTTGAAAACGCTTTAACTAGTTGGACAGACGCTGGTAATAACGAAAGCGATTTTCATCAAGATAATGCAGCTACTAGTTCATTTATAGATTGGTCAAAAACTTGGGCTGATTACGATCCAAATTATTCGTAGTTTTTTATAAACTCTCTATTCTTCTTTATTATTTCGTTACTAAATTCTTCTTCTAAAAATTTAAAAGGACCATCTAAATCTACGTAATGTACAAATAATTGATGATGCCAGTCTGTTTCTGGTTGATCTAAAGTGTATCTCCAATGCTCATATTCACGACCTTTGTACAGCACAGCATCTCCAATATCTAACACGTATTCTTCTTGGTCGACAAAAAAAGGCCATTGATAATTTTTGTCAGAGTATTTGTAATCTAAAGTAATTGTTAAGCTTATTTCACATGAAGATCTATCTTTATGTGGCACAAGAGAGGAACCTCCATAATAAATTCTATTAAATGTATAGATAGGTTTTAATTTTAATTTTGTTTCTTTTTCAACATAAGGTTTAAGATAATGCATAATGTTTGAAAAAATTTCAGAAGATTGTGAATGAAAAGAGCGGGTGTTTGGAACATCACTTGCTATGGGTATATTATTAATAAATCTAAAACAAAAAGATGATAAATATAGACACAAATCTTTAGATAAAAAATTTTTAAGTAATTTGTAATCTTTTTTGTTATTAGTCATCTTCTAAATCAGCGTAAGGACCGTTTAAATTAACATAATGAATAAATAATTGATGATGCCAACTATCTACTGGTTGAGTAAAAATTGGCCTCCAATGTTCTACTTCACTACCTTTATAAATAACTCCATCTCCTGGTGGAGTAACAATTGGTACATTATCTAAGCAAAGAGGCCATTCGTAATTAGGATTTTTATAATAAAAATTTAATCCTATAGATGCACTAATTTCACATACATTTCTGTCTTTATGTTTTTTTAATTCTGATCCTGCATAATAAATTCTATTGTAAGAATAAATTGGTTTTAATTGAAGACTAGTTTCAGACTCCATAACGGGATGTAAGTGATGAAGTATATGAGTATATATTTCAGAATTTCTAGAATGTTCACCCGAACTTGTCGGTACAAATAAATCTCCTTCTTCTTTGATATTTTTTAAACTAAAACTTGTTAAAAAATTAACAAGATCTTGCGATAGCATATTTTTAACATATTTATATTTTTCCTTCATTAATGAATCCAAGTTATTACTGCATGACGATCCCCGTTTGTGACTGGCGTCACAGCATGAGGAAAACAAAAATTACTTGGAAAGACTACTGCGCTTCCAGCTTTAGGTGGTACTTTGTACTTACCTCCAAAAAAAACAAAATCACCACCATCATAGTTGTCATTTAAAATAAATGAACAAGTTAGCACTCTTGGAGTTATATCTCCATGATCAGTATGTTCTTTGTACTCGCCTCCTTGTGCACCAATGTAAATTAAATGCTCATAACCTGTATCCTCAGTGGTCAAACCAGTGCTAAAATGTGGATGATCTTTTTCATACATTTTTAATATTGTCCCAACGGAGTTATAAACATCCTTGTCGAATTTTTTATCTAATGGATTTATGTAACAAGTTCTATGTTGGCTTGCTTTAGTGGTGCCAATCTCAGTTGCTGTTTGAGCAGTAAAAAAATCAATATTTTTAGAGTTATCAATTATTGCTTCGCATATATCTTTGTTTAATACATTTTCGTAGCAATGAATAAAATCTGTTATTTTAATCATTTGTAACTCTTTTTTGACCAAAACATTGTTTTGTATTTATCAACCCATTTAGTATTTAACAAAGAAAAAACTTTAGAATGTGCTTTTTCTAAATAAAAACCACTCCACATTTTCCATGAGTCACGTTTGTATGGTATAATTTGCACCATTGGTTCTCCTTTTCTAATTAAAAATTGTTTATCTCGTTTTCTTAAAATAAATGGAAAGTTAATAACATTAATGTAAGTATCTGTATCAACAACTCCTGAGATAATATCAAATCTATCTTCTAGTCTATTCATTGGTTTTATAAAAAGACAACTGTATCCAGGTGGTGTTTTTATTAACCATTTATTACTAAACTTGCCTGCGTTTTCTCCAACGGTTTTTCTCCACTCTTCAGGTAATTGAGCTTTATTATGATATCCAAAATCATTTTGTTCTCTACTAGCAGGTACAACAGAAAAATCGTTTTCTACTGGATCGACTAAATAATCTTGATCAAATGGTATAATGTATCCCATAGTTAAGGAGTCTAAAAAAGGGACACAAGTTTTAACTGTAGGATCGTGCATGTTGTCATCTTTAAATCTTTTAAGTTTTTTATATTCATCTGGAATAAATCTGTTTGCAGGTTTTGGATGTGGCCAAACTTCTGACATGAGTCTGTCTGTAGCACAAAAAGTTATTTTTTTATCAATCAATTTTTTCTATAAAATTAAAAGACATTGATCTTCTAATATCCCCTTTATTTTTTACTTTAAAAGGCATAACGCAATGTTGATGTGCCGCTTCAAAAATGTAAAAATCTCCTACTTTAGGTGTTTGCCATACTGCACCCTGACCATCTATTGATATAAAACCTAATTTACCATCTACAAATTTGTGTTTGTGGGTAACGTCATTAATAAATTCTGGAACTTTTAAAAACATAACTGTTGACCAACCTGTTCTATCATGATGAGTGTGTGGAGGATTGTATTCACCCTCTTCCATATCATTTATCCAACAAGACAAAATTTCTAATTTTTTTCTACCTTCGTATATATTTAAATTTTCGATACTTTCTATATAATCATTCATACAATCAACTATGGTTGGTGCAATTTTGCATTCGCTTATTTTATCTGTAAATTCTAATTCACAGTCCAACCTACCAGCTAATCTTTTTCCAAAAGAATTCAAATTTTTTTTATGAGCTTCATACTTTAAATTTAAATCATCTATTAAATCTAAACCAATTTCATATTTTTTTAGTATTCTACCAAATGCGACAGTTTCTGATTTCATTCTTTTTTCTACAACTTTCATAGCACAAAATTGTTGTCAAGAAAACAATTATAAAAAATTCTGTTGCAGAACATAAAAATATGCTTACATTAGATTCTCACCAAAATTAACAATCACAGGAGATATTATGACTGAACAAGAATATTTAAAAGCTATTGCTGTCCTTGCTGATAAGGTGAGCAACTATCACGAAAGACTACTAGCCGTAGAAAGAGACATGGAGCGTCATTTAAAAGAGTGTAATCACCACAGTCATAATTCAGATCCAACTTGTCCAATATGTGAAGGACAAGGTTGTGAATGTCAACAATCTACCTAAAAAAATTATTTATTGAATATCTAAATGAGCCATTGCCAGCCCATTGAAGTGGTGAATGAATTGTATCCGCTGAAAAAAAGATAGCTCTATTGGCTTTAAATCCGACGTGTAAAGATATTTCACCATGACCAGTATCTTCATCACGTTCGTAAAACCCAGTGCCGTTGTTTATAGTTTCTGGACCAAACATATAGATTATTAATTGATATTTTGGAACTTTGCCTTTTATTTGATCGTCTGTGTGTGGTTTAGGATGATCTGTAGCTCCAACCATTGTATAAATACTTGGTAAAGTAAATTTTTCTATTTCATAAAAAAAATACTTTTTTACTAATCTTTTTATTTCTGTCTTAACTTCACACTCCTCTGGTAATTGATGATAGTGCCAATAACAGCTTTTTTTCTTATCTATAGCACTCTGCTCTGGAGGCATGTAACTCTGTTGCAGCATTTGATCTACGATTATTCTATATGTATCGTCATCAAAAAAATTTTCTTGAACAAATATTTTTGACATTATTTAGGAGTTTGACCTAGCATATCCTTTAATGATGGAGCGAACACTTTTACATCCCTTTTAATTTTTTCTGCAGTTGTAGAAGTATTAGGATCATCAATATCTGCTTGCATCGCTTCTTCAGATTCATACTCTTGACCAGTGTCAATATTTGTTAGTGTAGTTTCTGTCTTTACATTATATTTTGGTATGACTCTACCATCTTCCAAAGTCATTGTTCCTATTTGTTCTGCATTTTTAATTATCGGCATTTTCTCTCCAATTTATATTAAAACTTAAAATAACTCTATCCTCATTAGAGCTATTTATTTTAACCTCATGTTGTAACCATGATGGGAAAAAAATCAATGTATTTTCTTTTGGCTCAAAATCCACGCTGTGTGCTAGGTGTATAGAGGCATCTTTTTTCTTTGGGGGTGATAACACCTCAGCCTGTGATTTAGGCTCTAGAAACACTAAATTACCGCTTTTAGGTGGTGTTTTTAGATAGTATACTCCAGACAAATAATTATAAGGATGCGTGTGTACATTATTTCTAGATCCTGGAGGGTTTATCATGCCCCATAAACCTGTCATTTCTGGCACGTATTTATCTTGAACATCTAAGTGATTAAAACATTCTTTTGCCTTATAAAGTATGTCACCTACAGTGCTTTGAAATTCTTCGTCTTTATATAACTCATCATTGCTGTGCCAACCTCCAATATTTGATCTTGGCATGCCTTTTTCGTCTTTTGCTTTTATTTCATAAAGTCTGTCTATTAAGTGACTATGGCCTTTTACCTCTGTCATCATAACAGGTGTAATAAATAGTGACTGTAAATTCATAATATACCTTTCTAAAGTTGACCTTTTGTAACCTCCATAAAGCTTACAATTATATGCACTTGGTTAGCAGCGTTAGCCTGTGCTTTTAGTACGTCAGACTCTTGCAAAACAAGAGGCTGAGATAGTAACTCTGTTGTAGTATTTGTTGCTACGCTTTTGGCTTTGAATAATTCAAATGTTGCAGATGATCTAACGACTTCTAAATCTACCAATGTCGTGCTTCCTGAGTCATTACAAACTAAAATAGATTTTACAACATCAGTTGTTGGTGGCACAGGTGGTGTAGCACCTGGATTAGCCGTAGGCACTGTTAATATGGTTGTAAGATCTGTAGATGTAAGATCTACCATTGCGCTTTTAAATGTATTAGCCAAGGAAAAAACCCTCCGACTCTGTTTCCTCTTTAAGATCCTGTTGATAGTTTGTATTTAATAAAAGTATTATTTGATCTAACAGTCTGACCATTTGATCAAACTGACTAGGATCATATTCAGGTGTCGCATTTGGTAATCTAGTTATTGTTATTTTAGCCATAAAAACTCCTAAAAGGGAATCTACCAATTGGTTCTTGAAAAAAATTATTTAAATTTGTTGTTGGCATGGCATTCATATTCAATCCTTGTCCTCTATCTTGTAATAAACTTGCAATGCCCTCTTCTATCTTATTTAACCGAGTGTTTAAAGGTCCAAACATATCATCAAAATTTATCATTTGTTGACCTACTCTGTCAAAAGGCACTTGTTGTGTTGAAGCAATTGAATTATCACCTGAAACAATAGGATTTACAGTGCGAACAGCATCCTTTAATCCTGCGGGATCTGGAAGACCTGACATAGGTGTTTGTTCAGATAAGGGCACACTAGGAGGTGTTGCATTGAACATACTTAAAGGCACGTTAGAACCAGATAAACCTTTTATACCATCTTCTTGAGTGAAAATTCTTTCTGTAAGAGGGTTGGGAAATTGATTTTGATATTCTTGCATTGTTTTAGTTGGGTATCCTTTAGTGTCCATGACATCTTCAAAGTATGCCATAAAAGCAGGTGTTTTTTTATCTCTTTGAGTCATTCGCATTTGCATTAGTTCAACTAAAGCATTGCCTTGTAACTGATCTTCTTGAGGCCTAAATAGTGGATTAATCATCTTCTACCGTCAGGTCTTATTTCTAATTTTTGTGAACCAAGTCTCCATGGTGTATCATCTACTGTATTAGTTGTATATCGTATTTTTACAGCTCTGCCTCTACCTCTTACGCTTATTTTTTCAGTAGTGCTAGTTATGGTGCCGCTTGTTTGCACGTTAGATGCTGATTGAGGATATTGTTCTAGTGTCAGTCTTGCGGTCATAGTATTTGCTAAATTATCAAAATCAGGAACTAGTTTGTTTATAGACATTAATTGATCACCGTCTGCTATTTCTACAGAACCTGTTTCTAAAAAAGCTGTAATAGCAGTACCATCTGCTTGATTATTACCAGACTCATGTTCAAATATAGATGACGCACCAGCAGTTAAACCTAATATGCTTGTAGCGTTTGCAGTTGCAGATGAGCTGTATTCTGTGGCTATTGGTTTTTCATAAACATAAGCACCAAGCCACGTAGTTCTTGCAAGATTTATTGTGTACCAGGTGCCCTCTAAATAATTATAAGCTACAGCTCTGTCTATTTGTGTAGCGTTAGCTGAAGGATAGTACCAAATTATTTCGTTAAAAGCTGTATTTAAACCAACTGCAATGTCATTTTTGTTTGTGTAGCTTAAATCATCAAATACATAATCTTGAACAGAACAAGGCATTTTTTTTACGACACCATCAAAAAGATAAAAGGCATTGTCCGACATCCAATAAGCAACACCGTTTACTTCTATGGCTGCATGTTGAGCTATTAAACCAGCATTTGCACCAAGTTGTCTAAGACCAAATGTAAAAGGTGTGCCGACAAATTGTATACCGTGTAATGAAGTGTCAGTCCAAACGAGTATTTGACCTGTTGATTTTACGGCCCCTACAATTCTAGAGCCATCTGTAATTCTTAACGAACCTGCTTCGTTTGTAGCTACAGGTGTGTAGTCTGTTGCATCTTCTCTATCTGAAAATCTAAATAACAAATCATCTTGTGTGGCTGTATTACCAATTGTAGTCTCTGTTCCAAATATTAATAAATGTCTAGTATCTGTAGAAACTATGCTAAACCTAGATGCTGTCGGTGCATTTGATAAAGCCGTAGCTCTAGCAGCTAAACCTCCTGACGTGTCCCAAATGAATGTACCTCCATCTAGAACGGTTGCTATTAAGTCCTCACCAAAATTATCAAGAGACCAGTTTCTTCCTGCAACAACAACATTAGAAGAAGATCTTGGTTCATCCCAAGTGCTTGCGCCCCATGTTTCAGTGCCCCAACCATAACCATAAGTAGATGAAGTTGGACCTGGATTAATTTGATACTTTGCATCAGTAGAGCCACCGCCTGCAGCTGTAGTGCCAGATGCGTTTGTGCCAGCATTTATCGTATACGTATTACTTGTTGGCACAGTCAATACTTCAAACTCATTATTAAAATCTATACCGTCAACTACATTTGTAGATGAACCATTATCAAAAGTCACAAAAGCACCTACCTCAGCTAAATGCCCGTTGTCGGTTACTGTTACCGTAGATGAACCGCTTGATGTAGCAAAAGGATTTGTAAGACTAGCTGTCCTTCTTAGAGGTGTAATATCATAAACTTTACCTTCAGAAAAAATATAGAGTTTTCTATCTGTGCCCAATGCTAAATATCTAGTGCCATCCAAACCAATCCATGAATGAGTGTCTCGTACTACCCCTACTACTGTGACATTAGGATTTGGTAAATTTGTCCATCCTCCCCACCTTTCAGGTTTACCATAATGAAATCTTACAAAATCGGAATCTACATATTTACGTTCATCTCCAGCAGAATAGGCTGTATCTTGCTTATCAATGCCAGGACGGAACTTTAAATCGACTAATTGCATGGTCTTTTTTTACCAATAATTGACGTTTATTGTAAGTCTTAATTTTGCATTTGTGCAAGAACTGCTATTATGTAAGTCTGAGCTTTCAAACAAAACCCCACTATTTTTGATAGATTGTACTTTTTGTTGGTTAATCCTAGTATGCCCATCATTTTCATTTACCATGTAAACAAAAGCTTTTAAGCCCTTTTTTTCATAATCTCTGTGTTGCATATGCTCTTGAATAATCTCTGTTCTAGGATAAGCGTTTATCTTAATTCTATATACCACCAAAGGTTTTTCTGTTTCTCCTTTTAAGAAATTAAGTAAGGGTAAGACTAAATTAAATGTTTGTGGTTCAAGAACTAAATTATTGTCGTAACAAGGTGCAGCAAAATAAAACAAATTAGGGGGATCATTTTCATTCGTTACATAATTTATAAATCTCCAATTAAATTGATCACTCAACAAAAAACTAGATATGTTTTCTGAAATTTTATTATCTAATACATTTAAAAATTTTTTCACTTTATTCCCTTAAACTGTGTACCAACATTGCCTCTAAATGCATAATTGCCATAATGTGTCATACCACTTAAAATGTCTGCGTATATTTTACCTCCCATGTTTTGCCACAGACGACAAAAAGCATAATCTTCTGATAAATATCTTTTTGTTTGCGGTTCTATCATAGTATCAAAAAAAGTATAATTCCAATTAGATGTTTTGTGATAGTCAAAGTCGGTGTCGTGTGATTGATTAATATGTTGATCAGGTACAAATTTAAGTTCAGGATAAACCTTGGCCATTCTTTTAAAAACATCTTTTTTAATCATCATGAACCCAGTGGGACCATCCATAACTTCTATAAAACCTTTTTGTGTAAGTATATTGTTAGGATCTTTTACATTTAAATTATATTGAAGAGATGCTGCTAATAACTCATCTTCAGACATTTCTGGGTTTTCTTTTAATCTTTTCTTAACTTTTATCCAATCAATAGTTTTTCTAGGATAAATGCCTGTCACTACGTCCTTATCATACTCTAGCATTCTAATTACAGCTTCTGGATTAAAACCTAAATCAGAATCTATAAACAAAAGATGCGTGTAATCACCATCCATAAACAGTTGAACCAAGGTATTTCGTGCTCTGGTAATTAACGATTCATTCCCGATAGTTCCAAATTGTAATTCTATTTTTTTACTTGCAGCTAAGGCTACAAGCTGCATGCAACTTTTGAAGTAATCCGCAGTGATCATGCCGCCGTAACAAGGAGTGCCAATAAATATTTTATTCATCTTTATAAAAAATATTAAGTGTATATCTTTTAGAACTGTCTCCAAAAGACTGTAAATCTGAATGAGATATTTTACTGCCGTTAAAAAACAATGCTCTATTTTCTATAAAACCAATATGAGAGCTTAATGATTGGCCTTTCATAAATCCTGTACCGTTGTTTAATAATGGTTCACCTTTTACAAAAAATAGAAAATTAGCCACGTTGCCTTTGTCGACGTCTACGTGAAACAAGGGCTCTTTGTTGTTAAGTCTTAAATGAGCACTAACTGAAATAGGTTCTAAGTTTCTGTGTGGAAAAAAATAATTTTTTATTATTTTAAGAAGAGGATCTTTATGAAAACTATGAGGAAAAGTATGTCTATAACCATAAATCTGACCCTCTGGATTTTTAACTTCACTATAATTAATATTAGTCAAAGTTTCTTGTAAAGACTCTAGTGTTTCTGCTGACAAAAAATTGTCAACATACATGACAAACTCTGTGTTTTTATTGTGTTGCATATTCTACTTTTAAATATTCTATTTTTCTGACCCAACCTCTAGGTATTGCTATTGCTCCTCCACCATGATTGTCATCTTTATCAACACACCAAGATCTCATTACAACAATTTTATCGTCATTGTTTACAACCATGTACCCCACTTCTTGGCACACGGCCAACGGAGCATCTATAATATCTTTTATTGGCAGCCACCCTGTCTCTGTATCCCTGGCGTCAAGCCAAGTAATTCTTACCATAGGTATTTTATTTATTTTCATCCGTGGTTAAAGTCGCATCTTTAGGAATTAAACGTAGATTAAAGGACACTGACCTTCTTTCTTCATTCGGTGTTCTAAAAGGGTAAACCATATGAGTAAGCCAAGATGGAAACAAAAATATATCACCGACCTCTGGAGGGTGTTGTAATTTGTGTCCACTAAAAGTTTTTGGATCACCACACATAAACATAATGTCACCAACGCTTGGGTAGTGATCTTCTGCTTTTCTCTCTTTATCTATGCTTTCTGGCATCTTAGTGTAAAATACACCAGACAAATCACCATCATGCATGTGCGCAGGATTAAAATCTCCTGCCCATTGGCTCACAGCCCACATGGACTCAATAATCATCTTATCTATTTTTTCTGGTGCTAGAGTTTCATTTGCTGGTGGAATACTTAAGTATTGTTTTACCATTTCACCTATTAAAAAAACTAATTGCTGGCCCTCTTTATCTATCCACTCTGGTGGTATACGAACTTCTTGTTTAACATTACCAGCTAAATTAGGCGACCAATCCCATTGTTTAGCTAATTTAGGATCACCTAATAGCTCATCACACTTTTCATTTACTAAATTTAATAAA